AAACAATGGAGGAAACCTCAACAAATTAAATGATTTCGTTTAATAATCTTGGTAATCTTGGCAGACTTGCCAATCAAATGTTTCAGTATGCATCCCTTAAAGGGATAGCAAGGAATCGTGGGTATGAATTTTCTATACCTCCTGTGAATGTTTTTGGTAAAAGAGATCCAGTAGTCGCTACTTCTGAACTTAATATCTATGATGTGTTTGGTTTAGATAAGAAGAATAAGGTTGGATTGATTCCTAATCAAGTTCTGATGGAAAGGATGCATACCTTTGATACTGAGTTGTTTGAGAATTGTCCAGATAATATAGACATCTTCGGATATTATCAGACACACAAATACTTTGAGCATATTGAGGATGAGATAAGAGAAGACTTTACTTTTGATACTCAACTAGTTAAATCATGTAAAGATTTTTTGGAATATACTTTTGTGTATAGAGATGTGATTGCTCTACACATTCGTAGAGGTGATTATGTTTCTAATCCTAATCATCCATCACAACCAATATTATATTATCAAAGAGCATTAGAACTTCTACCTGATTTAGATGTTGTAGTATTCTCTGATGATACTGAATGGTGTAAGCAGCAAGAGATATTCTCCTCTGATAGATTCTCTGTATCAGAAGGCAATACAACTGATGCTGATTTGTGTTTAATGTCTCTATGTCAGTATCATATCATTGCTAATTCATCCTTCTCATGGTGGGGTGCATGGTTAGCAAAGAGTAAGAAAGTTATTGCTCCCAAGAATTGGTTTGGTGGTGACTGTGTAAATAAAGATGTTTCGGATATGGAGTTTGCGAACTGGACATGGATATGATTGAAGATTGGAGTTGTTTAGCACAACATGACACTACACCTTATACAGAGATATGTTTAGAGGCAGTAGAGAGTGATGAAGTATTTAAAAAATTTAAACAGGATCCAAGATATACTGCTATCTTAGAACACGTACCACCTGAACAGGGTGAAGATTATGTTCATACTATTCAGGCATATGAATTAGATGAAGATATAATCAATTCATTTAAAGAGAATGATAGTATTGGTGGTGCTAATCTTGTAGAGTATGATGAACCATTTGGTAGAATATCTCCGTCAACTCTTCGGTATATACAGAACGCATTAGATATATCATACTTCTTTGGTGAAGGTGAACTGAATAAGATTGCAGAGATAGGCGGTGGATATGGTGGACTATGTAAGACTATCAATTGTCTATGTGACTTTGGTGAGTATCACATCTATGATATAGAACCAGCATCCAAATTACAGAAGAAGTATTTGTCTAATTTTAAATTGGATGGTGAGGTTATACATCATTCAGTACCAGAGAAATTAGAAGATGTAGACTTAGTAATCAGTAACTATGCTTATTCTGAATTGAATGAGGAGTTACAGGATGTGTACTATAACAATGTAATTAAGAATGCCAAGAAAGTTTATATGATATTAAATCGAGGACAGGTAAGTAGAGAAGTGTTATTAAATCGTGCAAAAGAAGATTTTCATGTTACAATAGAAAAGGTACTGGACTTCTGGCCTCCGAATGGATACCTTTATTTCACAACTATGGAGAAGAAATGAAAATTTGTATCTTAACTATTGCAACGAATAAGTATATTCAGTTCGTTGAAGAACTTTATGATAACATTCAAGAGAATTTTTTGAATGGACATGAGATTGAATGTCTTTTGTTTACTGATCATGAGGTGGAGACTTCTGATAATGTAAGAGTCTCTCAGATTGAACATGAACCTTGGCCGATACCAACATTAAAAAGATATAATTATTTTGTTAAAGAAAAAGAGTATATATCTAAGTTTGATTATTGCTATTACTTTGATGTAGATATGTCAATCGTTGATAAGGTTGGTGATGAGGTACTAGAAGACTTAGTAGCAACCATGCATCCTTATCAGTCATTCTATGCTAAGGGTGATAGATCTTATGATAGAAATCCTAAGTGTTTAGCATATGTTAAACCTGGTGATGAAGGACAGCATTATTATGCTGGTGGATTTAATGGTGGTAAGACTGAGAAGTTTCTTGAGATGTCAGAAGTAATTGCTGATAGAGTTATGAAGGATTTAGATAATGGTATAATAGCATTGTGGCACGATGAATCACATATGAATAGGTATTTGATTGACAATCCACCCACGGTAAGTTTAACTCCTTCATATGTTTTTGCGGAAGAACAAATGAATAATCCTAGTTATCCATACGAACCTAAAATTGTTGCGTTGAAGAAGGATCATAATGAACTTAGATCTTAGAGAAGTATCTGCTGTCTATATCAATCTTAAGAAAGATGTAAAGAAAGACTTTGCAATGAAAGCTCTTATACTCGATTGTGGGTTTAAGAATACTATTCGTGTAGAAGCAGAATACACACCTAATAGTTTGGCAGGATGTTCTCTGTCACATTACAATGCATTGAATGAGATTGATCCACCATTCATTGTCTTTGAAGATGATTGTGTCATAAAGAATTTTCAACCTAAGATAGAGATACCAGATGATGCTGATGCAGTCTATCTTGGTGTATCATCATGGGGTAGAATGAATGCACATTCAGGACCGTTTGTCCAACACACTCCTGTAGCAGATAATTTAGTGAGAGTTTATAATATGCTTGGTGCTCATGCTATACTATATTTAAGTGATGAATATGTTTCTTTGTGTAGTAAGATTGCCAAGCATGGTTATGATACAGCAGATCATCAGGACATAGGTTTTGCTGATGTGCAGAAGTATTATAATGTATATGCTTTTAATGATCCTATGTTCTATCAGACAAGTTCTAATGGAACAGATCAACCTTTGAGTACATATCCTAGTATGGAACTATTTCAGTATAGTAAAAATTATTGGCTACCTATGGGGGTAAATTGATGAACGCATTGGTTACTGGTGGAGCAGGTTTTATTGGTTCTAATCTTGTAGATAGATTACTTGATAGAGGTGACATGGTAGTAGTTGTGGATAATGAAACTGCAAATAATCATAAAGAGACATATTGGAATGATAATGCTATCAATGTTAAAGCAGATGTAAATGATAAAGGGTTTGATAATATTGCAACTAACATTGATTGTATCTTTCATTTAGCAGCAGATATTTCTATTCAATATTGTATAGAGAATCCTGCAGCAACCTATAAGAATAATGTTTATGGATTATTGAATGTACTTGAGACGGCAAGAAAGAATGATATAAAGAAAGTTATCTTCTCATCTACTGCAGCAATCTATGGACTGACTGATAAGGTATGTGTAGAGACAGACACTCCAGATCCATTAAATCCATACTCAGTATCTAAACTTGCTGGTGAGCATTTAATGAAAATGTACCATGATTTGTATGGTATTCAAACAGCATCGTTGAGATACTTCAATGCATATGGTCCTCGTCAGTCTGATACAGGGCAGTATGCTCCTGTGGTAGGTATATTTCAAAAGCAGAAGGAAAACAATAGTGCATTAACTATTGTGGGTGATGGAGAACAGACTAGAGATTTTGTTCATGTGTATGATATAGCAGATGCAAATATACTTCTTGCTGAATCTGATGCTACTGGTGTTTATAATGTAGGTACTGGTGTTGAGTATTCAGTTAATCAGATTGCTAATATGATATCTGATGTTCAAAGAAATATTCCAGCAAGAGTTGGTGAGGCAAGAAGAAGTCTTTCTGATAGTTCTAAAATTAGAAGTCTTGGTTGGGAACCAAAAATAAAATTAGAGGATTGGGTTAATGCTTAATATCTTTTACAGGACAAGTCATTTACAAGGTAGAATGTCTGGTCCTCTTAAAGTAATACAGAATTTATGCCAATCACTAGAAGATTGTGGTGTAAAGTATGCTACCAATACAGAAGAGTATAAACACAATTTCTTTTTACATTGGGATCCTTATCAAGTTGAAGTTTATAAGACAATTAAAAATAAGGAATCATTATTAGTTGGACCTCAGATGTGGCCTTTTGCTCCTGAGTTTAAGCAACTAACAGAGTATGGAAAGGTAGTGGCACCATCATGGTGGGTAAAAGATAAGTTGGAGAAGTATTTTAATGTTACTAAATGCTTAACGTGGCCTGTTGCAATCTATAAACCTGAAACATATCATTCGGTTATACAAAACGATTGTCTAATCTATCATAAGAATAGAACTCAAGAAGATTTAGAATATATTAAACTCCTTCTATCAAGAAGAAGGTTGACATATACACAACTTCAATATGGAAGTTATACACAAGATGATTTTAAAAAAGCACTAGCATCTGTGAGATTTTGTGTTATAATTGATAATACAGAGAGTCAAGGTATTGCTATCCAAGAAATGATGATGGCACATAAACCATTATTTGTTTGGGATACACCTGTATGGGATCATATGGGACAAGAGTATGCTGTTCCTGCATCATCAGTCCCTTATTGGGATTCTATGTGTGGAGAAAAAGTTTCTAATAAGAATGAAATTGAATCACATCTAGATACATTTTTAGGGAAACTATATTCTTATACTCCTGCTAAGTATGTAAATAAAACGTTGTCTCCCAAAGCAACAGTTAAAATCCTCACTGATCATTTTGCTGAATACGAATGAAAACTGAAATCTTTTTCTTTGTCTATAATAGGACAGACTTATTACCAAAACAAATAGAATGTTATCGTAAATTCTTTAAGGGTGAATATAATCTTAATGTTGTATGTGATTATAGAGAAGAACAATTCTATGACATTATGCGTAGTCCATATGTTGATGAGTTTGAAAGTATATGTAAGAGTGAAGGAGTTAATTTTTATAAACATCAATCACAACCAGGATTAGGTCCAAGTCATTATCATGGTAATTGTGTCACATGGGCATATAAGAACATCATGAAAGGGCAGGAAGGGTATGCTTTGATAGTTGATAATGATATGTTTCTAGTTGATGATTTTAATATGGATGAGTATATGGCAGATGTTGATATTGCTGGCAGGTTCCAACAGCGTGGTGATGTTAAATATTTTTGGCCTGGTATGATAATGTTAAATCTTAAGGCAGTAGAGAAATATAATTTTCACTTTGCACCTGACACTATTAGAGGAGAAATGCTGGATAGTGGAGGTGGTACATATGTTCTACTAGAGAATTTAAAGTATAAAGATACTGGTGTTGAGTATCCAGAAGACTTTAATGGTATTGATTTGACAGCAGTTGATGAGGGATATGGATTTGAATTGCATGGTGATATGAAGTTCTTCCATGCTAGAAACTCTTGTGGATGGCACAGAGGATATCAGGTGATTGAAGGTTCTGAGAAGACAAAGACGATTGATAAAGTATTGGGTGTATTTTTAAATGGATAAGAATAAAGCAGCATACAAACTTAAGGGAATTCCTCCTATCTACTGTATCAATTTGGATGATAAACCTGATAGATGGGAGTATATGGAGAACCAGTTTAAGTACTGGGAGATAGAGAACTATGAAAGAATCTCTGCTCATGATGGTAGAGAAGATGATTTAAGTGACATACTTAAAGGTAAGTATCCTGACACTATGAACTCAGGTGAAGTAGGATGTGTTACTTCACACCTCAAAGCAATCAAACATTGGATGGAAACATCTGATGCTCCATGTGCATTGATGATGGAAGATGACTGTGATCTAGATACGGTTAAGTATTGGGGATTTACATGGAAGGATTTTTATGCACAGGTTCCTTATGATTATGATGTAGTACAACTTGCTATTATTAATCCAGCACAAGTACATGTGCAATTACATCCAAGGTTTGTAAATGATTTTTCTACTGCATGTTATATGATTACACGACATCATGCAGAGAAATTATTAAAGTTCCATGTCAAGGGTGATAAGTATAAACTTGATCAAGGTTCTAAGCCAAGAGCAGTGGCAGATGATTTGATATACAACTCAGGTAATACTTATGCTATACCACTGTTCCTATACAAGATTTCTTTGGGTTCTGACATCCATGATATACATGTGGATGTGTTTCATAAGAGTAGTCATGATGGTTTGTGGGGATTCTGGAAAAATGAATCTAATAAGATAACTGACTGGAATGGTTGTTTTAACTACAATCCATATGCAGGAAGACTGCCGCCAGGTGTTGAAGGATAAGATGTTCTAATGGGTGTCATAAGGCACCCTTTTTATTGTTCGGTTCTCTTGAATATTAAGATACTTTACAAAAATTAATGTTTCCTATATAATATTGTTACTTTACTTAACAAAGTTAAATGACTTCCTCAACTGCCAACAAGTATACAACTACTGAGTATGGCAAGCAGAATATGTTCGCAGCAGAACCTCCTATGGAGTATGTTGAGAACTATGATGGTTACTGGAAGAATGCTGAGAGAACTAATGGTCGCCTAGCGATGATTGGTTTGTTCGCTGCAATCCATAACTATGCAATCTTCGGATGGGTAATCCCAGGTATTGCTTGAGATATAAGGTCTCTTACACCACTAGCATATGCTAGTTACTTTCTAATCCTAATACAAATCTAACGAAAGGAGAAAACAACAATGACACCAGAAGCAGAAAAGTTTAATGGCTGGATGGCAATGATCGGATTCGTTGCAGCAATGGGTGCTTATCTCACCACAGGTCAAATCATTCCAGGTATATTCTAATGAAAAACGAAAACATCTTTTTAAAAGCACAAGGACGTGCAGCAATGCTAGGAGTATGGTTCTTCGGACTATCCTATGCAGTCACAGGGCAAATTATTCCAGGTATCTACTAATGTCAAATGAAAATTCTAACAACAAAGTCGATTTCTCCATCGCTGAGAAGTGGAATGGTATTGCTGCTATCGTTGGCTGTGTCGCAGCCTTTGCTAGCTACAGTTTCACTGGGCAACTCATTCCAGGTTTAGTTTAAAACTTAACAAAACTAAATAATTACTCGTAACTTTATCAGCGAACAGAAACAATGGGCGACTTATCAGCCGCAACAGATACAATTTCACCACTAACAGCAGTCCTCTGGGTTTTTTATCCCATGGCTGCTTTAGTATTGGTTGAACTTATTCTTCGTGCAATTAATGATGACGATGATGATCAAGATGGTGGTAAAGGTATAAGGGTGGGACAGATGCAACCAGCAGCAGTTCCATCAGGTACTTGACATACAGTAGAAATACCTATATACTATTAGAGTATTTCTACCTATTCAAATGCCAATAGCAATTTTCATTGGGATTGTATCCCTCGTAGCATATACAAATGTCGGATCTCTCGTTCTTCAATAATATATTAATTAATACTCCAGCATCAGCACATGGATTGTTGGAGTTTGGATTCTTTTTAGCTGTCGGTATTACAGCAGGTTCATTGGGTATAATATGAACCTACTACATCATTGTACACTTGAACTATTTCTAACAATTGTAGTTGGTGGAACACTTACTATTATTGTTACAGTATTAACGTTTGATAACAAATAATTTACTAATGAAATCGATTCTCAATAAGAGTTGATTTTTCTCAACAGATATGCTATATACATGTAGTTGTGACAAATACTACAATGGCTACTATCACTCTAAAAACACCAGAAGGTGAGGAAAATACTTTTGAGTGTGATGAGGACACTACTATTCTAGATGCATTAGAAGAGGCAGGACTTGAACATAATTATTCTTGTCGTGCTGGTTCATGTTCTTCTTGCTGTATGAAGGTTTTAGAAGGGACATTAGATCAGGAAGATCAATTCTTCTTAGATGATGATCAGTTAGAAGAAGGATTTGCTCTTACTTGTGTTGCCAAACCAACATCTGATGTGGTAGTATTGTTGACAGAACAAGAGGAAAATCTTTGATGAGAGATCAAATTATTAAAGCTTTACTTGCACATGCTCAGGGAGATATTGCAAAACATAAAGCAAATGTAGAAGTTTATCTAACCAGCCCTGTAGGAATTGGTGAACACTCTAATATTATAGAAGCAATCGAAGAAGAATTAAATATGATTGCTAAGTATCAAGATCAAATTGATGTGATTCAGAAGTACTTTAAGTAGATATAAATATCTAAAAAGATATTATTGATGGGTGTCTTTAAGAGGACAAGTAAATATCGTAAGCTTCCTACTATTTCGGAGAAGGAGAAATTTCTTAATGCTGAATTAGTGAAGACTGGAATGTTGGATGAGAATGCTCCTGCGAACAGTACTTCAGGTATATACTTTGCTACTGCAACTACTTCAGAACCAGTGGAACCATCTGTTCAAGATGTTCCAGATACTTCTGGAGTTACTGCTGGTGCTTCATATACTCAAGCTGGAGGTGAAGGTAAACCAGAAAATGGAGTATGGGCAGATCCTGGATATTCAGATAATTCCGACCTTTTTAATAATGATGGTGGCAATGCTGATGGTAAACCAATTCTGAATTCTCCTTGGAGTGGATTAGCAGATAATTCTGGGAATCCTAGTGGATCTGCAGGATTTGGAGCATATCCCAGTGTCTGGGGAACTAAGTTTGTAACTTTCAATAGTGATGGTACAGCTTCTCAAATTAGTAATAGTGATACTTCACCATACGCAGAAGCTTTTCGTGAGTATAGAGATGCTTTTATAGCTGCTGGTTGGCCACCAAATAGTTGGAGTAATCCTGGTTGGCATTGGAGGGCTTATTGGGTTCCTTTTAGTATATGGAATCCACGTATTGATGCATATTGGCCTGGTAGTGGTCAATCTCCTGAATGGGGTGGCATAGTGAAGGGATCACCTGGTAATTCACCAATGGCTTTGCTTGGTGCTTATATATGGACTGGTGATCAAGCAAAATATAATGATCCTGGTAGTACTGGAGATAAAATAGTATTGCAGAGAGCTGAACTTGGTGATCCAGATTTTTTTCCTGGTGATGTACAAAAAAATAAGAAATCAGAGGAAGAAGAAGCAAAGGAACAATTAGATGTAGGAGATAGAGCATGGGATTGGTTGAATGATGTTTCACAAGATGAGGTAGCATCCTTGAGTCATAATGATATAAGAAAGCAAATTATTAGTGGTCAAGTTCCCTTCATGAGTCCTGGAGAAGCAAATTATCAGTTAACTCATCCACCAGAAGATGGATGGGATTGGGATACTTTACAAATACTTAATAGAATGCAAGCATCTGCAGATGATAGTGGAACGTATGCTTCAGTTTCAGGAAATGAAGATCCTGTTGAAGTTACTGTAGTTGCAAATGAAAAGGCAGTGATAGATGGATTGGGAGAAATGGCAAATCAATTTGGAGTAAGTACTCAAGAGTTTGTAGATTCTGCACTTAATTATGCAGAAGAAGATACTTCAGATGAAGATACTTCAGATAGTGAGAATACTAGTTGGTTTAAAGAAGCAACAGTTGATTTGGGGTATCGTGCTCAAATAGCACTTTCACAACTTACAAATAGACCCATAGAATATAATAATGATGACATTCCACAAGAACAGAAAGAAACATTTATAGAAAATTTTACTAATATATCTGCAATTACTGTTAATGAAACTAGGGTAAATTATGCAGATGATAATATCTATAGGGATGAGGATGGAGTTATACAGTCTAATATTGGTCCTAATGGTGAGAAAGCATATTATGTAGATAATAATACTGCTGCACATGGTACTAGTGATAATACTGCTGGTAATCCACTAGCAACCGCAGGACAATTTTCAATACAGATTGATATGGAGAATGGCACGATTGAATATGAAGATCATGCATATCATAATATTCAATCTGATGATGCAGGTGAAACTGGAGAAAGATGGAGTTTTAATGTTGGGGGTCATAAGATTCCTTGGGATCTTACTCCAGAATTAGCTGGACTGGTAGATGGCGTTAGTGATTTGATTCATCTTCGTGATCCTTTCAATACCTTCGGCACCCATCCAAATCATGGAGAGATGGCAAATTATCCAGCAAATGAACATGCAGAGATTCGAGGTGATGTCGGTAAATCGTTCTCTATGCCTTTAGAGGAAGCAATTAAACTTAATCCTGGTTTGGCAAATCATCCACAACTTAAGGAATGGTTGAATAAACAGCAAGGTACTACACAACAACAGAAAGTACCAGAGAAAAAACCATTAAAAGCACCAGATAAACCTGGTTATAAAAAAATCATAACACCAAACACGTTTAGTGATAAAAGTGATGGTTGGATTCAAGGAAGTTTAAGTGCATCTCTGGAGCACGGAGATTTAGAGAGAGTGGCAAATGAAATAGGAGTAGATTCTTCCCAATTACAAAGTGCTATTGAGGATGCAAATAGACTTGAAGCAGAGTGGAAATCAGCAGAAGGTGCAGATGCACAGAAAGCAGCAAATAAAAAACTGAATAGAGCTGTGAAATATCTGGGTAGTCTTGCGAAGAGTGGTAGTGGATCAGTTGAATATTTTAAGCAAGATTATGAACCAGAAGGAAATGTACTATCAGAAGGATGGCATTCACCAGAACATGTTAATGTTGATAAGAATGAAAGAAAGAGATGGTTTAATCCAAAAGATATTGCACCAGAGTTCCCAGAGAAAGCACCACCAAAACAGGTAGATGGGTGGCACCCAGATCTTAAGAAAAAGGAAGATCGTCAACCTTGTCTTTTAAGACAACTTATGACAAGGATGAGTATGAAGAAAGGTAAGTTGGGAATGAAAGAATATATTAAGGTAAAGGAAGTAGATTTACTTAAGAATCATAGGTTAAAGGATAAAGAAAGAAAGGAGTTTATGAGGACTATAAATTCTATCAATTCTTATCTTACAAGAAACCCATCTGCATTAATACATGCACAACAAAGATATCCAAAGAGTGATCCTCATCTTGCAGCATTGAATTACAAGATGGATACAATGCTTGGTGCATCTAAAGAGTTTATGGATAAGAAGTATCCTGAGAACACAAGACTCTTTAATCAGTTACAGAAATCTGTTAAGAGGAGTATTAAACTTACTGATCCAACAACATTCAAAGTTAAATTAGGAAATGAAACTTCTTATAAGAAATTATTGTCAGTTAATTATGTTGAGAATATTTACGATAAACTTACTAAAACTGAAACAAAGTTTACGAAAAATTTGAAGAACAAAAAATCTGCAGCTAGGTTCTTCAGAAAAGAAAAACCAAAAACAAAATCAGAACTAATAGATTTACGGTTGAAGCAATTGGAAATTGATATGCAAAAGACATTGACAAATCCTTAACAAAAGTTTATAATAAATAAATCGGTGAGCATATGCTCATCATATCATCCCCCTAACCGAGATCATGGGGTTATAATATCTCTCATATCCACCAGTGAAGGGATTGGTGGAAATATCCGTATCGCTTATACCCTTTTAAGCCCTACTTATTTAAATTGTCCTCATGACAACTCTTCAAAAAAGGGAACAAGGTCTCCTCGCTGGATGGCCTCAGTTCTGTGAGTGGGTTACTAGCACAAACAACAGAATCTATGTTGGTTGGTTCGGAGTCCTAATGATTCCTTGCTTATTAGCTGCTACCACTTGCTTTATCGTAGCATTCATTGCTGCACCTCCTGTCGATATCGACGGAATCCGTGAGCCAGTTGCTGGTTCATTCATGTATGGAAACAACATCATCTCTGGTGCTGTAGTTCCATCATCCAACGCTATTGGATTACACTTCTATCCTATTTGGGAAGCGGCAACGCTTGACGAATGGTTATACAATGGTGGTCCTTATCAATTGGTTATCTTCCACTTCCTTATTGGAATCTCTGCTTACATGGGCAGACAGTGGGAACTATCATACCGTTTAGGTATGCGTCCTTGGATCTGTGTTGCATACTCTGCACCTGTATCTGCTGCTTTCGCAGTATTTCTTGTGTATCCTTTCGGACAGGGTTCATTCTCTGACGGAATGCCACTAGGTATCTCAGGAACATTCAACTTTATGTTCGTATTCCAAGCAGAACATAACATCCTTATGCACCCATTCCATATGGCTGGTGTCGCAGGTATGTTCGGTGGAGCATTATTCTCTGCTATGCACGGTTCACTTGTTACCTCTTCTCTAATCCGTGAAACCACTGGTTTAGATTCACAGAACTATGGTTACAAGTTCGGACAAGAAGAAGAAACTTATAATATCGTTGCTGCACATGGATACTTCGGTAGATTAATCTTCCAGTATGCAAGTTTCAACAACTCAAGAAGTCTTCACTTCTTCCTTGCATCATGGCCTGTTATCTGTGTATGGTTAACCTCTATGGGTATCTGTACAATGGCATTCAACCTTAACGGTTTCAACTTCAACCAATCAGTCGTAGACTCATCAGGT